CTTGTCAGGTGGGTGACCGTGATGATCCCGTCGTACGCGCGGCGCGCTTCGTAGCCGCCCGGCGCGGAGTACACGCGGATGGTCGAGACCTCGCGGGCCATGTGCAGGTGGGTCATCACGGCCTGCCGGGGTTATTGCTCGGCTGCCAGCGTTTCCGCGTAGGCCACGGCCTTCGGATCGGTGTCAACGACGTCGCCCAGCGACTTGGCGTCCGACGCATCGATCTCGATGACGTCATTCGGTTGACCAAGCTCGCATGCAGTAAGCACGCGCGCTTTCACTTTTTTGGCTTCTGCCATGTTGTTCTCCAGGTAAGGAAGCCGGCCTCAGCCGGCTGCGGGTGACGATCAGGTGGCCGAGTTCTGGAACGCCTTGATGGCGCCGCCGACGTCGATCAGGTTGGCGCCCGAGCGGCAGAAGGCGACGAAGCCGACTTGGCCCTTGAGCGTGTACGCGCTGTCGGTCATGCGGAACAGCGTCGTGTCCATCACGTCGCGAATCAGATACTTCGAGAAATCGCCGAACAGCATCGACTTCGCGTTGGCAGCCATCACCGGCATGTGCTGGTTGATGACGATCTCGCGGCCCATCAGGCGATCGGGCGCGCCGCCTGGGTTACCGGTCTCGTAGCCCGGCGTGAAGATCGGGCGACCGTTGTCGTCCTTGATCTTGCGAAGCGCCTTGAGCGTGTCGTCGTGCATCATCCACTTGCACGCAGCGCGGTAGGCTGGGTCGACCGAGTGTTCGAGATTGACCAGGTCGTTGTAGGTCACGGTATTGACCTGGCCAGTTGGGGCAACCACACCGACGACAGCGGCTGGCACCAGGCCGCGAGGCTGGCCACTGCCAGTACCCAGGCTATGGTGACGGTTCTGGATACGGCCGATGCGCAAGCGCAGCAGTTCTTGAATGAACGCTTCGACGTTGAACATCGAATCCTGCAGCAGCTCGAACGGCAGGGCGATCGACTTCGACGAATACTTGTAGACGTCGAGCGAGGCTTGGCCGAACGTGGTGTCCAGCGCAGTTACCGCAACATTCTGGCCGACGATCTCGCCTTCTTCCGAGGTTGCGTCGGAGGTCGGGAACAGCATCTGCGCGCCGGTGGAGGTCTGGATGCTGGTGGCCACGCCGCGCACCGCGAACGATGCCTTCATCGCCTGGAGCAGAGTGCGGTTGAATTCAGTGGCGACAGTGTAGCCACCTTCCGAGCCAGTGGTGGTGGACATCGCGTTGCGAATGTCCGGGTTCACGCGCGCGAACATTGCGTTGCGCTGATCCGCATTCAGCGCCGACAGGCCGCCCGACAGCATGGCACGCAGCGCGGCCGCTTCGGCGCCGCCGTCGCCACCAGCGCGCAGGCCCGCCGTGATGGCCGCGTCGCGCTGCGCTTCCGGATTGTCGCCAGCAACCTGGGCGATGCGCTGCTCGCGGGCGATGTCGCTATCGATCGCTTCGACTTCAGCCAGAAACCTGTCCAGCTCAGCAGCTTCCGGTGCTGGCATGCGCTGGTCGGCTGGGTACTTGTTGTTCAGATCGTGGACTTTCTTGGCCACGGTGTCGCGTTGGGCACGCAGGGCTGCGAGCTTGGTCATGTAATACCTTTCGAGGGGTGGTCCGCTCTCGCGGCCGGTGGGCATAAAAAAAGCCACCCGTAGGTGGCTGGTCTAGTGGCGCGAGAGCGTCAGCTAACTTTGAGGCGGGCCATCGTGGTGATGCGCTGATGCTGGCGCGCACGGTGTTCTTCAGTGGCGACCGGGTCGACCTGCTCAGGCTCGGGGGCAGCGGCTTTAGGCGCGTGCGCATAAGCACTCATGTCCCACGACGCCTCTACCTTTTTTCCTTCGGCGACACGGTCAACCAGGCCGGCCGCGACAGCTTCTTCGGCGGTATACCAGGTTTCGGCATCCATGGCGGCGCGCAGGTCTTCGACGGACATGCCACTCTTCTTGGCGTACTGTGCAGCGAGTGAGCCATCGATTTTCGAGAGCAGGCCGGCGGTAGACGTCATGTCGTTCGCGTTGCCCATCGCCCAAGTCCAGGCGTTGTGGATCATGTAGAAGCCGCCGTCGGCGATCTCGACCTCGTCGGCCGCAGTGGCGATGACGGTGGCGGCGCTGGCCGCGTAGCCATCGATGTGCGCGATGACCTTGGCGCCGGTGTCACGGATGGCCTGGCAGATGGCCTGGGCCGCGAATACATCGCCGCCTGGGCTGTTGATGCGCAGGTGAATCGTGCCGCCCTTGATGCTGCGGATCAGCGGCACCAGCGCTTCGGCTGACACGCCGCCCAGCCAGTTCGCCGTCTCTTCGTCTGAAACGATCGCATCGTAAATATAGATTTCTGCATCGCCGGCGTTCGCCACGATCTTCGATTGCGGTACGCGCTCGGGGCGTTTCCGATTACTGGCCAGCAGTTTCGTCAGGCTTTTCGACACTCGTGCCTCCATTCATAAACAGTTTTGCATTTGGCGGCATGTTTTCCAGCCGGCGGATTTCGGTCGCGTCCATGAATGGCTGTTCGCCGGCGCGACCCAGCGCGATTCGATACGCCTCGAAGCGGGCGCGCTGGTCGCCGTTCTCCAAGGCTTCTGTCTGGTGCGCGATAAAGAAACGTTCACCGGTGGGCCAGAGCCGCCGGTTGAATTCCTGCTTGATTTCGTTGAGCCGGTCATTCAAGACGTAGCGGACGAAGTTGCCGCCCTGCTCTGCCATGCCCGTGCCCCATGAGCTGGTCTTCTCCGTATGACCCACCATGTGCGGCGGCACGCCGAACACCCGGCAAATCTCTTCGACCGTGAACAGGCGGGTCGCCAGGATCTCGGCGTCCTTTGAGTTCACGCTCAGCTGCGCCGGCTCCAGGCCACCGGACAGGATCAGCGGGCCGCGCCCGCCGTTCTGCGCGCGCGCGATCAGCGATGCCTTTAGCTGCTCGAGCTGGGCCTTGTCCAGCTTCGATGCTGTCTTCAGCGCGTAGTCGAAGTTGGCGGCGCCGCCGAAGAACTGCCCGGCGTATTCTTGCCCCGCGATCGCCGTGCCGACGATATCCAGTGCGGCGTGGCAGAGCGGGCTTGGGCTGAGCAGGGTTTCATCGTTGAAGCCCAGGCTCTTCAGATGGATGACGTCGTCCGGAGGCAGCACGTACGAGCCGCCTCCGGCCGGGAAGACGCGGTAGTAAAACTTGCCGCCCTCTCGGAACGGCTGCATTCGGCGCGGGTGCCAGCCCTTCACATTGCCACTGGAGAAGCTGGGGCGGAGAAGTTCCGCGAACCCGTCACCGTCGCACAGTTGCCGATTGATCAGAACTTTCCACGCGGTCGCCGCGCTCATTTCCGGATTCGCTTGTTCGTTGAGGAACCACCAATAGGGATGATCCTCCGCCGGCGCGCGGCCCTGCTTTTCGCCGCGCTCAAACACCCCGACAGGCAGGCTGGAAATAGCGCCGACGAGACGGGCAATGCAGCCATAGACTGCAGAGACGCGCATCGCGGTGCTCTCGGTCACCGACTTGCCGGAGACCGAGCGGTTCGCGGCGCCGAGCAGGTTGGCCAGCTCGCCCATCGACATGCTGCCACTGGAGTTCTCGCCCAGCGCCACGATGCCAGCGCGCTCTGCGGCGCCATCGCGACCAGCCAGGAAAGAATCGAGCACCCGCGATTTATGCGAGGTCGCCTCCAGGTTCAACAGTTGTCCGCTCATCAAAAGTCCAATACGTGAATTTCCGGCGCTGCTGCCCCGGCGGGGTTCAGCGCCATCAGCGATACCGCGCAGAACGTGGCCATCAGCGGGTCAATCTTGGCCTTGCCACTGGCCTGCTTGGTGATCAGGATGGCGTTACCCTTGTCTTCGATGCGCGCGTTGCCGACGCACCAGGCCATCATTGGGCGGCCGGCGTGCAGCAACTCGCCGCCGGCAACCTTCCGCTCGGTGTCTTTGATGGCACCATTTAGCTTGTAGCCTTGGGTGATCGCGACGATCTGAGTCATGTCGATGTCGCGCTCTTCGGTGATCAACTCGTCGACGATTGCGCCGATGCCGGCGGCGTCGACGCCTATACCCTTCACTTCCGGAAGAAGTCCAGAGTCGCGCACCTGGCAGATCAGGTCACACACGGCCATGACGTCGTCACCTGGGCGCTTCACGATGGTAAGGTCGCCCTGCCTCTGGAAGTCCAGCAGCCGCGGCGCGATTTCCTTGCGCCGCTCAAGCGCGATCTCGTGCACCCAGGCGCGGCACCACAGCAGCCACTTCCCGGTTTCGCGGTCACGCCCCAGCACTGCCAAGCCCAGCAAGTCGTCCAGCCCGCCGCCATCGATCCCGATCACGGCAACGTCGGAACGCTCGATGAGGGTTTCCAGGGTGATGGTCTTATCGACTGCAGCTTCCCAGAAGTCGGCGCCCGCCCAGCGGTCTGACCGCAAGTTCAGGCCGATCTCGACGTTCAGGTGCTTGGCCAAGAACTCCTTGAACTCCTGCTCGCCAGTCTCCTTGGCTTGACTGCGCAGCTGGGTGATACGCTCGATGTCGACCGAGGCACCCCAGTTAGGGTTCGTGACGTACGCGCTTTCCAGATCCTCGTATGCCTTTGCCTCGAGCATGGCTGGTGGAAACTCATAGATCACTGGAAGGAACTTGCGATCAAGCACCAGACCGTCGCGCACCTTGCGTGCGTAATCGAGCTTCGCCCTGAAGACCCCCGCCGGCGGCTCAGCTGACTGCGTCGTCGCATAGATGACGAAGCCCTCGGGGCGCGATGTCAGGCCACCGGTCGCCTCCAGAAGCATGTTTGACGCATGCGCCTTCTTGCCGAACTCATGCAATTCATCTACGAATACGAACGATGCTTTCACACCCGAGACCGTATCGCTGTCAGCAGCAACCACCTGGAGCGTAGCGCCAGTTGTGTTGTGCGTGATCTTGCGGTTGTAATCCTGGATCTTCAGCAGCGCTTCCAACTCCGGATCAGCTTTGATCATGTCGCGGATCGGCTTGTAGCTGTTATCGGCGACCTTCTTGGTAGGACTGAGGATCAGCAGCTCGGCCGATGGCCGCCAATTCATGATGAGCGCGCACAGCATGATGGCTGCCGCGATCGTGCTCTTGGCATTCTTCTTACTGACCATGAGCATGATCTCGTTGATGTGGCGTCGACCCGTCTCCGGATCCTCGGCGCCAAACACCGCCTCGACAAACTCACGTAGCCAAGGCAGCGATGCCTCGCCTACCGTTGGCCGTCCTCTCACGTCGACCAAGATGAAGCTACTGCAAATGCTCCATGCATCAGCGGCAACGTCAGGAAACAACGGTGGGAGAACGATCAACGATTCTCGCGCCACAATTCGACGCTCCCAATCTGGACACGCCGTTGTGTAATCCATTGTCTAATCCCTAATGTTTCATCGCACCGGGCGGGCCCGTGCGAGGGCTATATTTGCCGGTGGCCGCTGCCTCAGCCGCGCCTTTATTCAAATCAGCTTTCCCGCCCTCCCCGAGCTTCCTGTGCTTGAACGGCAATGCCGCCGTCGCCGCTCGGACTTGAGCGACCGATGCTTCCAGTTCGCCGGTCCACACTGCTTGCAAGAACTGCAGCGGGTCGGTGTAGCCCGACACGGCCGGCTTCTCTGGTGCTGCTTTTTTTGGGCGGCCAGCACCAGCGCGAGCGCCGCCGCTGCGCCCTTTCACGCCGGTCATTTGAATTCCTTGATTTAAAGGGGGGATTTTTTCGCGCGTGCGGAACTAGTCGGTGTCTGACCAAAAGGGGGCTAGACTTTCGATGCCCCCCCTACCCCTGGGACAGGACGGCAGTGGCGCGGAGGCCGCCACTCAGAAGCGCGACCTTGACGCCAGGCAGGGATGTGGCGAAGTTCGCCTTGATATGCTCGACCTGCTCCTTAGTCAGGCGCTGGTCGCAGGTGATGAGCAGCGTGTCGCCTGGCGCAATGAGCACCTTAGCAAGCGACAGGTCAATAGGACGAGCCGCGCTGTCGGGCTTCACGAGCCGTTTTAGCATCGTGGCAAGGTACGCAAAGGGTTTCTTTATTGCTGTCATCATCACTGCCTCCAGCCCATAAGGGCTTGATGTGGTCGACCGGATGGCCGATGGTTGTGCGGCCTTGCCGCTTGCACTCTTGGCACAGGCTGCAGTCGCGTGCACGAATGCGCTTTCGATCCAGCACACCGGCATAGCCGCGCTTGCGCTCGACCACGACACCAGGGCGCGCGGTCAGGGTGGCGACGCGCGGCGCGGCCGCCTGCAGCCTCGACCTGAGGGCGGTGAGCTTAGTTGCCATAGTCAATGCCGACGCGCCGGGCCATCAACTGCCGGTGCGCTGCTTCATTGCGCTGCTGCAGCCATATGTCGTAGCCAAGCACCTCAGCTGGGTGAGGCCGCGCGACACGCGGCGTCTGACGCTCGACCAGGAAGTACTCAGCCAGTTCGCGTGCGTATGCATCACCCTCGGGCGCGTACTCGCACTCGACTGTGACGACCTTGCCGGCCCGTGCACGCAACGTGAAGCTGATGGTGTTCTTGGGTAGGCCAAGCGATTCGAGCAACCTGGAGCCGATCTGCTGTCCGAGCATGATGGTCATACACAGTCCTTGCTTGGAACAAGTGCCGCCAGCTCATCCAGCAGCATCCCCGTGCTGCCATAGCCCTTGGCGCGAATCAGTGCGTGCGCGCGCTCAGACTCGGCCAGGCGCTCAGACAGGCGCCGCAGTGCCGTCTCATCGGTTACATGGAAGACCATTGCCGGCTGGTTGCCGGTGACAGCTCGAATGATCTGGTCGCGGTAGACCTCGACAGGCATGCTCATCGTGTACCCAAGATGGTGAGGTGCTCGCGTGCGAACTGCACGAGCACTCGCATCCAAATGATTTCGGACTCGACGCTCATGCGCACCTCGAAAAAAAACCGCCCCGGCGCATGGATGCGAGGGGCGGCGAAGATCCTGTTGGCACAGGACTGGAAAGGGGGCAGACGGCGGGGCTCTCACCCGCGGCTTGCATCATAGACGATTAACGTTCGTCCATACAGCTGCATCTGCATTAATCGGTGGCCCTTACGTGGGCGAGACGGCGAGCCTCAGTGCTATCTGCAAAGTAGACCGCTAATGCAAAAAGCCCGAACGTTTAACGGTTCGGGCTTTTCTTCGGGCGTGCAGAAACACCCAGTGCGCAGAGTTTACGCCCAATACAGCCGGGTTGCAACATTGTTGCGCAACTTCTTTTCCAATTCGTCGCGTGCATCCATCAGCACATCCTCGTACCGCGCATTCGCAAAGCGCCAGGCCGAGGCGATGCCCTGGCTTTTGTAGATGGCCCAGCGGTCGCGCATCTGCAGGCTGTCGACCATGGCGTTGACGCTCTCGCCGATCTTCATGTCGGCGGCGCGCTGCTGCTCGTGCAGGTCACGCTCGTGCACGCCCTCGCCCGCCAGCTTCATGCCGCCGGCGCCCAGGTCGCGGTCGTCGGTGCGCATGTAGTCAACCCAGCAGGCCATGCAGGTGGCGTACGGGTCGATGGTGCGAACGGTGGATTGTGGGGCCTCAGCCTTGCGGACTCGGCGGAGGGTTGGGACGTTGAAAAAGCCGAGTGCAGCGGTGGTCATGGGTTTCTCCGAAAGACGACCCAGCGAGCGTAGCATGGGTGGTCAAGAAATTTCCGGATTGAATTTGTTTTTCAGATGCATTGTTGTGCGCCCGATTCAGTGCTGCTCCGAGCCTGCAACTACAGTACGGACAGGCAAGTCCTGGCTTGAGAATTGAGGCGCTAAACTGTTGTTCGTAGTGATCCAAAATGATCCGCAGTGATGCGTAGTGATGCGTAGTTATACGTTGCCGTATGCTAACGACACAAATTTAGTGTAGACTTTCGTTGTGCTAAAAGCCTACCCACTTAAAGAGAGGCGCACATAGGGTTCCAAAGATGCATGGGTTACGGAAAGCGACGCAAGGTCGCTTTCGTGCTTTTCGCGTCACCCTGCAAGTTGGTACATTGATCCCATCTGATCGATATGAGAAAGAGAGCACGCCATGGAAAATCGACGCACTGAAGACAAAACGAAAGGTAACAAGGAAATCCACCGAGTTAAGTTCGTGGTTGCCTGTATGCTGATTGGTTCGGTCATTGCTGGTGCCTTTTTCGGTTGGATTGGCACGCCTTTCGACATTCGGATTGTCGGCGCCAGCATTGGCGCAACCGCAGGGCTTGTTGCTAATCACCTCGCATAAGGTGCTTCATCTTGCCAATTCCTGCCCTATCGATTGATGGAAATTGGGTAGATATTGGCTCGATGATCACAGGACTGCTGTACGTCCCGATTCAGATATATCGACGACCAGCGCCCGCAAGGTTCATATCCAAGACAACTGGGCTTGATTTTGCGAACGGGATGACGATTTTCCCTTTGGTCATCATGGCTGCCTGCCCACTGTCATCGGCGTTAGTAACCGCCTTGCTAGAGTCCAGCAAGACCACGTTATGCATCGCCGGGGTATGCGCATTGGTTGCAATCCTTGAAGAATAGCCCGCCAACGCGGGCTATTTTGCGATGATGTGAAGCACCTACTGCAATCACTCGACTATTACGCCGCCTCTCCGTTGGCTGCCATCACTTCCACTAGCGCGCCTGGCGTTTGCGAGTAGCACTTCTCCAGCACGATGCGCACGACCTGTGCATCGTCGCGCCAGACGATCCCATTACACCCGTCCTTGATCCCCTTGAGCACGTTGTCGGCGTCTGGCTTCTTCGTGGCCGCGATCGAGCCTGCAGCGGCCAGCGCGCGCCGCTTGTTTGACCAGCTCGCTGGGATCTGCATGCTGAGGCTGACCGAGAGTGCCACCGGCCCGGCCGTCGGCTCGACGCCGCGCATCGCCAGCGTGGCCGCCATCTTCACCAGATTCTCGTAGCTGACCGTCGCTGCGGGCGTGTAGGCAACGACGTGCGCGCCGCGCCGGGCGAACTTGGGCCGGCCCTTGGCCACCGGCTGGCCGGGAATGTTGAACGCGACGATCATGCGATGAGTCCTTCCTGTTGGAGTTGTTCCTGGGTGATGGCGACGGCGCGGTCGAACGTGTCGTCGAGTTGCTGGCGCGTCATCCAGCCCGGCAGCGGGCGCCGGCCGTCGAGCACGTCGTGGCAGTCGCTGCAGCCGAAGCACGCAGCGCTGTCAGGCGCCTTCAGGCCCATGCCCTTCCCGTCCGCCAGGCGGTTCGAGTGGCACAGCACCGTGGTGGCCGGGTCGCGGTTGCACACGCCCAGCAGCATCAGCGTGCAGTCGCGGCCGCGCGCGGCGCGCCGGGCCGGCGTCGACTTGGCGCGGGACTTCTTCATCGGCTTGCGGGCGAGCTGCATGGCGGCCACGCGCAGCAGCCCAGCGCCAGCGACAGCCGGCTTGAAGCCGGTTCCGCGCGCCATCGGCGTCTTGCGCTGCAGCGGCTTGCCCTGCTTGAGGGCGCCAGTGCGGGCGATGGGGGAGCGGATCATGCCAGCGCCCACATCGCCAGGACAGCCACAATCACCACGAGCAGAATGACCGCCGGCCACAAGCTCTCTGCCGGCGGGCTGGCGAACACCTCCGCCCACTTCGTGCGATCAAGCAGGAAGTCGTCGTCACCCCAGCCGAGCGAGGCCTCGGGGAATACCATGTGGCCGCCGTGCACCTCGCGCTCGTACACTGCCGAGTTGCCCAGCTTGTCGTAGACGATCTGGCCGGATTTGAAGGTTGGGGTCGTGGTCATGCTGTGTACTCCTGTTCAGCCAGCTCGCAGAAGAACGAGCAGGACGGCATCTTCTCGTTGCGGCGCGCCGGCCCGGCCGGAATGTCCCGCAGCGAATAGCGCTCGTTGGTCTGGCGGTTGCGGAAGATGTGTGCGCCGGCGCCGATCTCGTCCTGCACCTGGGCCAGCTCTTCGAACTGCTCGGGAAAGTCTTCGCGGATCGCGCGCCAGTAGCCTTCGCCACCCTTCACGCAGCCGATGCAGTTCGCGTTGTCGTACCCCATGCGGTACATCAGCGGCAGCTCGATGCCGGCGCGCTGGACCATGGCCTTGCAATCTTCCTTGCCAAGGCCTGCATCGATCAGCGGCGCCAGCACTGGTCGCTCGGGATTTCGTTCGCGGAAGTCGTCCAGACGATCCGCTTCCTCGGCGGTGAAGCCGAACACCATCACGTCGCCCGGCTGTTTCCAGGTGTCGAGCAGCTTGCGCTTGAGCTGAGTCGTGCACGGCGCGCCGCGCGGCCCCTTCATGAACTGCCGGCGCCGGAACACTTCGACCGTCGATGCACCGTATTGCTCATCGCGCAGCACGGTGACCTGGCGGCCGAACCACGTCTCGCAATCAGCGAGGAAGCGACGGTTGTCCTCGTGCTCCTGCTTGATGAAGGCGTTGATGATCTGCACGTCGTGCGTTGCGCCATACTGGGCCAGCGCCAGCTTGGTGGCCACCGCCGAGGCAGCGCCGCAGCTGAACTGACAAACGATCCTGCTCATGCTTTCTCCAATTCTTGTTGTTGTGCCTGCTGCTGCGCCACATACCGCGCACGCGGCGCCCGGTCGCGCGCTTCCTTGAACAGCACGCCGATCTGGCCGTCCCAGGGCGTCACTCGCTCCCAGGCAGTGCACCAGCCGTGGCCGGCGGGAAGGTTCGAGCGGCTCAGGGTGTAGCGTTCGCACATGGCGCACGGGTCGTGGGCGGTGGTCATGCCGCGACCCCGGCGCCCGCGCGCTGGCGCAGCGCCACTTGGTGCTTTGCCCACTCGCCCGCAATCCAGGTCACGCCCTTCGGGGTGAATCGCGCAGCGTTGTAGGCATGGCCGCTGACCTGCGCCGTGCCGGCCTTGACGCAGAAGCGCCCGGCGTCGATGTGGTGCGCGTGCGGAGTCCACTCCCCTCCCAGCGGATACATGATCTTCTCGCTGTGCAGGAACCGGCGGAATTCGGGCTCCTTGGCGCCGAGCAGCTTGGCGACCTGGCGGAAGCTCTTCGTGCCGGTCGAGTCGGCGTAGCGCTCGACGAACTCGACGGCCGGTGCGGCGGCGGCCAGCTGCTCGGCCTGGGCGGCTATCACGTCCAGCTGGTCGGCGGCCAGGCGCAAAGCCTCGGCGAACGATTGCGGCAGCGCCGGCGCCACCGCCTGCGCTTCCAGCTCTTGCCAGCGGTCGACCAGGCGAGCGGTGAACTCGGGCGACAGCTGCGCGACCACCACGTATGAATCGCGCTTTCCGATCCGGTATTGGCCAATGGCGCGCGGGCCCGGGCCGTCGCTCGGGACTTCCTCAAATTGAGGGAGTGTGATCACGCGGCGCGCGGCCAAGGTTTCGACGGTCCGAAGCACGTTGTCGTGCCGCTTCTCGACCAGGTCGGCGATCTCGCGGCTCGACATCGTCGTTTCGGTGGTGCTGGTGATGCTGGCGTTTTGCAGTGGGAACATATCGGACCTCTACTTTTTTCGGGTGATGTGCTGGCCGGCGCGCAGGTTAGAGCGCCACGCCGAGCTGGTCATTGACATAGCGGCGCGCCAGCTCGAGCGCCTTGTCGTTCAGGCCGAATTTCAGGGCGTAGTGCAGCTCGCTGAGGGCGCTGATCGCAGCCTCCTGCGACATGCTGCTGCCGGCCGTGACATTTCGGGATTCGAGCTCTTCCACCAGGTCGTCAGTGTCGAAATCATCGAGATCGACTTCCACTTCAACGCTTATCGTTTTGTACATTTTGGGAACCTCGTCGTTATGCGCTGGCGCGCGGATTGGTTTCGGCTTTCGCCGGGTGGTGGTCGGTCAATGGCTCAGGGCCTTCCGGCGCGCGGCCTCGAAAGCATCCATTCGCGCTTGGTATTCGGCGTAGCTTTCGTCCGTGCCCTTCGGGTCGTTGCCCTGCGGCTTGCGAACTTGGATCGGTGCCGCGACCGGCTTGGCGTAGCCTTGTGCCGACGGCGCAGGCGGGTTGAGCAGGTCCTCGACGATGCGAACGAGGTAATTCGGCGGGATCCTGGCGTCCGGGCCCTTCTGCTCGCGCGCCGTGGCGACTGCGGCATGCAGCACCGTCATCGGGACCTTGCGGGTCGACCAGTCCTGCACCGTCGGGTGCGTGAAGGTCGCGTTGACGCCCAGCTTGCGCAGAGCAACCGTCAGGACGACGGCAGGGTCGGCGCTCTCCGGCAGGTCTTCGCTAGGCGGCATTGCGGCTGCTCGTGGGTTGTCGGGTTCAGCAGGATCACGATCGACGACGACGACATCGGCGTCAGCCGCAGCGCTCGCGCTGTTGTCGTTGTTCTTCTCTTCTCTTCTCTCCTCTTCTCTAGGCGTGACTTGGTGTGACGTGGCGTGACCTGACGTGACGCCAGCAGTAGCACCAGTGTTTGCACTGTCACGCTCACGCTGTTGACGCTTGCGCTCGGCGGCCGTGTTGTCCACGCGCTCGCGCTTTGGCTGACGCTCTTCCCACCGTGTGACACGTTCGCCATCAACCAGCGCGCGGCCCTGCATCGCTTCCAGGATGCGCGCCGTCGTGCCGTCGTCGGCGCCCAGCAGGAAGTCGGTCGCTTCGCAGTCGATCGCACCGAACAGGCCGCGCTCAGTATTCGCGCTGGCCTGCTCCAAGATCAGTGCCCATACCGCAATCACGTCACCGACGCGCGCAGCAGCCTTCCGAGCCACCAGGCCGAACTTCGGATCGTTCACGCTGCCGTGGTGCCAGCGGAACCAGTCGATACCATTGGCCATCAGTGCGTCCCCTGGATGATCGAGAGCTGGCGGTCGTCGACCGGCTTCTCGACGTAGATGAATCCGCGCGTGCAGTGCTCCAGCTCAGCGAGCTGTGCAACGTCGCAGGCGCGATCGCAGACGGCCGAGTGCTGGCCCTGGAACAAGCAGCCGCGGCAGCTCTTGGCCGGCCTGGTGGTGAACTGCATGTTCTCGGGCGACTTCAGCTCGTCGCAGCGGCCCAGCCACTTGTGGATGCTGACGTAGCCTTTCATGCTGGTCCCGCAGGGTTGGCGGCACGGCGCTCCACCATCGGCGACCCGAACAGCGCGGTCACCAGCGGGTCGCGGCGGTCGATGGCCGGATAAGCGGAACTCAAGATGACGCGGCGTTCATCGGTGGCGCGGCGTCGCGGCAGGTCCTTCGCATCGTACGAGGCTTGACTCCCCGGCCCTGGGCCCAGCCGCCAGTCGTTGACGAAGCCGCCGCGCTTGGCGTCATCAACTCGCCCAGCGTGGATCAGGCCCAGGGTGCGCAGGTAGTCCAGGCGCGTCGAGACTTGATCAGACTTCACGTTCAGGTGCTTGGCAATCTCGGCCGTGCGATGCATGCCGGCGCCAATGCAGTCGAGGATGGCGTTGCGCAGTTCCACGCTGCCGCGTTTTGGGATGAAGGTGGTCATTTCTCGGCCATCCCATTCAGGCGCGCCAGCAGCTCCATCATCGGGCGAATCGAAACGAAGATCGCCTTCTCGATGTGCTGCACTTCGTTGGCGTCGATGCGGCCGTCGGCAAGTGCGGTGTGCACGAGTGTTCCCACCTGGCCCAGGCTGCCCCAGATGTCCGTGACCGACTCCAGCACCGCCATGTCGCTCGCCGGCTGCGCATCGATCTTGGTGCACACGAAGCCATGGCGGCGCGCCAGCGCGTGCAGCACCGCGTAATCCTCCGTCAGCTCCATCACCCGCGATGCGTCGTCCATCGTCAGCACGTTGGTCGTGCTGTTCGGGTTGGCCTTGTTGCGCAGCAGGCCGGCGGTGTAACCCATGCGCACGGCCAGCGCCTCACAGCCGCCAGGGGTGTCGTGCACGGTCTTGTAAAAGGCGTCTTTGTAGTTCATGTGATGTTCCTGCAAACAAATGGTGCGTGGAAAGTTTTGAGGCGCGACAATGCAGTTATGGAAACTTCGATATCACTTCGTTTTGACGGGTCGACAGCGCGGAAGCGCCGGCAGCGGGCCGTAGACGTCGTCGAACGTGATCGCGTGGCCAAGGCCGTGCGCGTAGGTGATCAGCTTTCGGGCCACTTCCGGCGGCATCTGCTGCCCTCGCTCGTAATTTGAGACGTTGCCTTGGGTGACACCGATGCCGGCGGCCATTGCTTCTTGGGTCACGCCGAGGCGTTCCCGGAGGAGTTTGATCGAGTTCATGCACGTATATTAGTCCGACTAATGGTCGATGTCAACAGTCAGACTAATTGCTTTTTATTAGTTTCACTTATACTCTCGCGCGCATGCCAGCCTTACCACTCACACAAGAGCAGCTCGATGATGCTGCTCGCTTAAAGCAACTCTTTGCCGTCTGGCAGCGCGCCCAGCGCGATGCCGGCCTGCCCTCTTCACAGGAAGCGATCAGTGAGCAGCTGGGATTCAACCAGAGCTCCCTGAGTCAGTACCTGAACGGCCGCATCCCGCTGAACATCGACGCCGCGACCAAGTTCGCCAACCTGATCGGCAAGCCTGTGATCGAATTCAGCGCCACCCTGGCTGGACAGATCGGCAGGTATGCCGGGCCGGCTGAACCAGTCGACTCCAGTGCAATGCTTCGCCGGGCCAGCCCTGTGTCCCTGGACGACCCCGACCCGAGCGGCCTGATTTCGGTGCCGATGGTGACCATGCGCGTCGAGGCGGGCGTGCCCGGCTTCGAAGCTGACCTTGAGTTCGAGGATGGTGGCGTGATCCAGATCCCGCGCGAAGCCGTTGAGTCCCACGAATGGGCGCCTCAGTGCCTCCTGGCGGTCAAGGTGCGCGGCCTCAGCATGATTCCGGTATTCGCCGATGGCGACACCATCGTGCTCAACGTCGCCGACCGCAAGCTCGTGTCTGGCGAGGTGTACGCGGTAAATTGCGAGGGCAAACCCGCGGTTAAGCAAATGGTCTTCGAGCGCCATCAGTGGTACATGCGGTCGTTCAACCCCGCCTTCGATCCGAAGCCGTTCCGCACGCCGGATTCCGACGTTATCGGCAAGGTGGTCTACCAACCCGGTCGAGTCGTGTCTGGGCGGATGAAGTGAATAGAAGGTTCGCCGTCGCTGATTGGCTCGGAACCTTCGTGGCCGTAGAGGTTGACCCAGCAGAGTTCGATGGCCCAGGGGCGGATGATCTGCTGGAGCGGGTCGGCAAGCACTTTGCGGGGATGAACGTCGCTATGATCACGCCGGACTGGGAGGCACCTACAGGCATCCGGGTGCGGGGCCTGCATGCACCTGCAGATGTCCTGGCATCCCCCGACTTGATCTGGCGCGAATTGCATTTGCCGGAAGATCCTGACTTGCCATTTTAAAACCTATTTTCAGGAGCGCTCATGAGAAACTTTGTAGCGGGATTTGCCTTCACACTTCTATCGATTCCCGCGTTTGCGGGAACCTGCGTCGCGCTCGATTATCAGGAAATGAAGGATATGTCGGCGGAAGAAGTGACTATTGAAGCTTGCAAGGTTCGAAAAGCTGCCGGCGAATATTTGGACCAAACCATCGAAAATATCGGTGGCCGTGGTCCAAAGCCATACCCGAACGCGCAGGCCGACTTCGACCAGTGCATGGGCCAAGCCACTAGGATCGAACGCGTACTCGAGTCGAAAGGGGTGCCCAAAGCATCGATTCCCGAACTTTGCAAGCAGTCCGCAGCGAAGCCTGCCACCTCTTGAGGCGCTACGGCACGCCTAGATGCCGAATATCAGATCAGGAATTTAATATGTCAATCGAAGTCACAAAAGCTCCTTTTACACTGACGGTTGTCGAAGGAAATCGCCCGCGTGTAATGCGCGAAATCGTGTTCTCCAATGGCGACTTTTTAACTTTTAGCGTTACGCTTGAGGCCGATGCGGAGGCAACGATAATTGACCTCCATCGGAAATCCGCCGAAGAACTTATCGCGCGTCTGCAGGACTGGATTGATCCGAGCAAGGATTGATCGGAATTCCATAGCTGTCGTATTTCGGGCTGCCGGGCGCAGTCCGACCTGGTCCGAAGGTTGGCGGGTACTGCCGCGAAGGACGGCCAGCCACGCCGTATGCAAGCCGCATTTCGGCCTTTCCTACCATCGCTCTTAAGTCCTCAAGAGCCGCCTCACGGGCGTGGCAATAGGTAGCTGCTAGGCATAGTGTGGCAGTGGCCACCTCTCCGGTAACACTCCCGTCGGCAACTGACTGAACCATGCTTAGCATCTGTTCGTCCACGGTTTGTTTGACTTCACTCATCGCATAATCCTCACCCGGCCAGCCCGGGTATTCTTCCGCTCGACGATTCGAGCAAAGATATTTTCGCACGAATATCAGTCCGACTGTTGACATGCTTAATTAGTCCGACTAATATAGGCATATGCGCTCACCGATGAGGTGACCACACAGCGCGGCTTGGGAAGCATTCGACTAACCATCGCTGATTCAAGGGAACCGAGTCGCGCTGTGTGGTAGCTGGCAGGACTCAGGCGCCTGCATCGTCTCTGAAGTACGAGGCCTGGCAGCCGCCACTCAAACACTCGGCCTGGCCGAAAACGAAACAGGAGAACGAATATGGCATGCAGCTGCAAAACCAGCATCGAGGCGAAGCTCCTGGCTCGCTTCAAGGAGCAGAGCCCCGATGCATCGAAGCACGAAGTTGAGCTGACCGGCTATGCGCTGATCCTCGACGACGCAATGAGCATGACGCTGAAAGGCTGTATGAAGATCGAAGCTGCAGCCGACCACCCGCTGCGCAAAGGCGGCGTTAAGCGCAAGGTGCAGCAACAAAACATGGTCTTCACCTTCTGCCCGTTTTGCGGCGTGAAGTACGAAGCCGAAACGATCGCTGCGCCGGCCGAGGCCGCTGAGGTGATGGCATGACCCAGCAGTACGACACCGAGTACCTGAGCCAGGCGATCGACGAAGAGATCGTGCTGGCCAAGCTCGACCGGAACCAGCGCGGCAGGAAGCCAGCGACCATCTGGTTCGATGCGCCTGTGCACCAGGTCCGGCCAGCCGGCGCGCCCATCGGCCTGCGCGGCGGCCAAGTCACGGCAGACCTGCCGAGGTATCGCCGCAACGCTAAGGATGCAGGCGAACTGTGCGTGCGCCGCGGCCTGAACGTCAAGCACGACCACGACGAGCATTGCGTATCGGCGTCATACGGCAGCAGCCGGCGCGCTGTAACCGAGTACTACGGCATGCACCCGGACGTCGCGGCGGCCACGATGGCGGCGATCACCCGGGCTGCAATCCAGATGCTGACCGAGAAGCGCGACGAAGCTGCCGCGCTCAACCCTACCCGCGCACCGGCCCGCCGCCGGCCTGCAGCGCGGGCAAAACCGAAAACGTGAGGATTGCCATGCGCTACCGAGTAACCATCTGCACTGCCCCTGATGTGGACCCGATCACGTACACCGCCATCGGCGACCGTGATGCCCTGCAGGATGCTGCGTACGACGACGGCGCGATGGGCGTGTCGGTCATCCTTGAAAGCTGACGCGGCCATGGCACGCAACAAACGCCGCGCGTGGCGCGCACCCAGCACCGACAGCCAGGGCACTACCCAGGCCGATCTCGACGCGATCAGGAACTATCGGGCCAATCGCACCTCTCCGCGCTACTACCGCGATCTGAAGGCAATCGATAACCCTACGCCAACCGAAGCACTGGACGAGACCCAAAAATGACCGCATACAACATCACCAACGCAACGCCGACGATCCGTGAAGGTGAGCGCATCGCCCCCGCGGCCGACAACCGCGAGCTGATGCGCCGCCTGGCAGAGCACGCATACCCGGGCGTGACGGGCCCTGCCACCCCACTGGCGCCGTCCAGCGCACTTGATCAGTGCCGAGTGCTCAGTGACCCATTGCGCCAGTGGGTGGACATCGAGACCGAGGAAATGCTCGACTACGCGAAGGCGCGGCCCGACGTTTTCGAGGTTCGCACGCTGTACGAGATGCCGGTCGACGAGCTGGCGCGTGCGCCGAACTTCACCGTGCGGGCCGCCCTCGATGTGATCGACCAGGCGCGCCGGGATCGCAAGGTGGCCGCCTCCAAGCTGCGCGCAGCCCTGGCCGTGCTGGAAGAAATGCCATGAGCGAACACCGCCTGCGGGCCATCAAGTGGAAGTGCACGATCGTCGTGGCGTATTGCGCCGCGTGCGCCTCGGCCATTGCCCACGGGTGGCCGCTGTGAGCTTTGAAAAGCTGCGTCTCGAATACCAGTGCCCTGAGAAGTTGGCGCGCCGGCTGTTCGATGACTGCGCCAGCCTGCGCGCCGAGCTGGCCGCCACACAAGCAGCGCACGCGCTCGAGCAAGCACTCCGAGCGCGTGCCGAAAACAAACTGGCGAAGGCAATGCCGCGCCGTGTCAACCGAGACCGAGAGGAAGACTGATGGAAAACGCACTCCCCCGCCGCACCGCCGGCATCCCGCGCACCTGGTCGCTGTGCATGACCAGCGAGAACCACGGCACCGTCGGCCCGGCCGGCTGCACGTTCAGCCACGCACCCGATAAGCACGAGCGCGTGCTGGTGGTCGAAGTGCCTGCCGCTGCCGGCGCGCCGGTCGACCAGGTCAACCTGCAGCTGGTTGCCAGCGCGGGCCGTCAAGCCGCCGTAGATCGCGCACTGAAGGCTGCGCAGGCTTGGGTGAACGAAGAGTATATGTGCGGGCGCCGCATGGGCAAGGGTGAGCCGGCGATGTCCGATCAAGCCGATGAGGCCAAGACCGCGTGCACCACGGCGATCCTCGCACTCGCTACCCCAGTCGCGGCACAAGCCGCACAGGCGGCGCCAGCCGAAGAATTGGCGCGCTTCTGCCCCGCGTGCGGCCATGTTGGCGACGTCGGGTCGGCATTCCGTGATTGCTGCCCCGATGGCAATGAAGCGCGACGCATCCCGAAGCGGCTGGCCAACAAGTGCAGCGAGCTGCTCAAGGCGACGCTGTCCACCATGCGCACCCCCGCCGCGCCAGCAAAAGACAAGCCTCTGCCAGCGCCTGTCGAGTACAAACCGGTCGGTAGTTTCCTGTTCACCGGCTGGGCCTATGAAGCTACTAGCAGCGACGACCCGCGCGGCATCACGCTTTACCGGCCGGCCCAGGCATCTACATCAAGCGAGCGCCAGGAAGGCGGTGCAGCGTGAGTGCCATCAGCGAAGCGCTGATGCGGCGCATCAGCAAGATCAAGGCACTGGCCGAGCGGGGCGTCGATGGCGAGCAGGCCGCCGCCCAGTCAATGCTGGAGAATATTCTTGCCCGGCACAACCTGACGATGGCCGACATCGAAGACGAGAAGCCGGTGAGGCATTGGGTCGAGGTCGAGTTTGTGGGTAAGCACGAGCGCACACTTATGACGCAGGTCATTTGCAAGGTCGCCGGGATGTCGGGCGGCGTGCCGATCCGCCAGCGCAAGGGTACGCGGTCCCGCTTCTACGTCGAGCTATCAGCAGCCGAGCACGTCGAGGTCGAGTTCATTTTTGAGCTGATGCGTACGGCGCTGGCCGATGAGTTCGACAAGACCCTGACCGCGTTCATTCATCGCAACAGACTGTTCGGCCCGGCACGCGACAAAGATGACGCACCGGAGCCCGAAAGAACGCCTGAGGAGCGCGCCCGACTACGCCAGATCGCAGCGATGGCGGAAGCTATGAATCCAGTCAACGTACGGAAGGCCATCACAGCATGACGAACACCACGATCCCATCCGCCAACGATAGCGGGTTGAATATCGACCACCTGGAAGCGCTGGCGCGCGCCGCAACTGATGGCCCGTGGCTGCATCGGCGCGATCCCGGCAATCCGATGGGCGCGCAGCACTGTGTCAAGTTGGCCGGCAAGCAAGGTGCCTGGGTCTGCGACTGCATTGACAACGCCGACCGCAGCACCGTTGGCGGTATCGCTGGAGAACGCAACGCGGCCTTCATCGCCGGCGCCAACCCTGCCGCCGTGCTGGCCCTGATTGCCCTTGCTCGCCGCGCCCAGCAAGCCGCAGCACCCGGCGCGCTGGATGGCTGGAACGCTGCCGCCAAGGCATTGGCCGAGCGCGCCGCCGGGCACTTCCGCAACAAGGACTTCGAGCTGCAAGACGAGTGCCTGCAATGCGCATCGATGCTGCACGACCTGAAGCCCGCCGGCGCCGCAACCAGCGCCCCCGGCACACCGGAAGCGCCGAAGGGAGGTGTAGAGTGAGCGCCGCCGAACGGCTGACGAAGGCTGGCCAGCGCTTCGTAGACGATATGATCCGCTGCCGTGGCATGGATTGGGTCCGCTTGGGCATGATGGTCGAATCATATGGTGAGTTGGGGACCATCGTTGGCATGAACAGCGGCGCCAACCTCGATGTGGTGTTCGCGAACCAGCTTAAGTGGGGCAAGCACAAGTACAACTGCCATCCATGGTGCGAAACCCGATACTTCGACGCCAATGGGCGTGTGATTCGCGACTACACCATGAAGGCGAAAGCTGCGGACACCGAGCGCGCCGCCCAGCTCGACGGCGACCAGGAAGGGAGCGAATCGTGAAAATCGAACACAGCCAGGTCACGAAGCTGACCATCACTGACGTCCCAAGGCTCGATCCGGTCACGGTGTTCGCTGAGGACATCGGGCCGCGCCAAGGGAAGATCGTCATCGAATGCTACGGCAAGTCGTGGAGCGCGTACTGGGGCGGGATGGGCGAGCAAAACATCGTCGAGTTCTTCGCCTCCTGCTCGCCCGATTACATCGCCAACAAGATGACCGATGAGCGCGCCGACATTACGGACGCGGAAGCCATCGAGAACGGTTCCCGGCGCCAGATCATCGCGCTGCGGCGCGGCCAGATCATGCGTCGGTTCGGCTCGGGCGAATCAACTTTCCGGCTCGGGCGAAACGACATCACGCCGGCAGAAGCGCGCGAGCTTTGGGAAGAAGTCGATTCCGCTCGTTTCGGTGATGATGGCTGGGGCGAAAGTCAGCTGATGCAGAAGATTTTTGGTGACGAGTGGTGGTACTCGCTGCCGACCAAGCCGAACCCGGCCTACCTGTACCTGCGGCGCATTATCGACACCGTGCAGACCGCGCTGCGTGAGCATGTTCTAGCCAAGGAAGGGAGCGAATCGTGATCCATTCTTTCTGCCGGCTCATATTGGCGCGCCTGTGGCTGTACAGCCCGGTGGTGGGCGCACGGTATTACTACGCCAACAACGGGCCATTCAGCGACGAGCAGATTTTCGTGCTCGACGTCCGGCAAGGGTTCGTTCAGTACGGCGTCGAGTACGCCAACGGCGTGAGGGTGGTGGCATGGACCTCGCTGAGCACGTTCGCGATGATGTGCCGCAAACATGCGCCTTCACAATCCGCAAAGGATGGCGCCTGATGGCCGGCCTGGACGCGATCACACACACGGCGCGCCGCGATCACCTATGCGCCTTCTGCGGCATGACCGTGAAGAAGGACGAGCGGTACGTGCGCGCGCAGTCGCCGGGTGGCGCGCAGGCCAAGAAGGCGTTTCACAGCGGCTGCTATCGAGGACTCATACCCGGCGCCACAGAATCGGAAAAAGGATCGAGGGGAAAATGATGGATCAGATGTTTCTCGATGATGACGAGCTGAAGAGCATGACCAAGCGCGTACAGCGAGCGGCTCAAGCGAAGATGCTACGCTCGATGGGGATCGCGTTCAAGCAGCGCGCAGACGGCACGCTGGCTGTGCTGCGCGCGCACGTCGAAAAGGAATTCGGGGCCGGGAAGGATCGTCAGCCGAAGGTGAAAGAATTTGTACCGAACTGGGGTGGGCTGAATGCCTAGAAAGCGCAACAAGGAGAACGCCGGGCTGCCGGCGCGCTGGAAGATCGAGCATGGCGCGGTCTTTTACCAAGTGCCGACGGGCCTCGAGGATCGATGGGACGGAAAGAAGAAATTCCGGCTCGGCGCGACGCTGCCCGAGGCATACAAGGAATGGGCTGCACGCCTGGAGTCGGTTGACCAGGCCAAGACGATCGGCGCCCTACTCGATCGCTACGCGCTGGAGATCATCCCGAAGAAGGCAGTGCGCACGCAGGTCGAGAACCAGCGCGCCGTGCGCTCGCTCCGCGCGGTATTCGGGGCTGCGCCGCTGACCTGGATTCGGCCGCAGCACGTCTACCAGTACGCGGACAAGCGCAAGGCCACGCCGGTAGCGGCGAATCGCGCGATCGACGTGCTCTCCCACGCATTCACCATGGCGGTGATGTGGGGCTACATGGACCGCCACCCGTTCAAGGGTGAGGTGCGGCTTGAGGGCGAGAAGCCGCGCGAGCGCTACGTGGACGACTGGGAGCTGATCGAATGCCTGGCCTTGGCCAGCAAGCGGAAGAAAGGGAGCGTGCTCGTGCTGCAGGCATACATTCGGATCAAGCTGCTGACCGGCCTGCGCCGCGGCGACCTGCTGCGCCTGACCAGCGCCGCGCTGCAGCAGGATGGGATTCACGTCACCCCGAACAAGACCCAAGGCAGCACCGGCAAGCGCGTCATCATCGAGTGGTCGCCAGAGCTAACCAGTGCGGTCGCGACTGCGAAGGCAGTCCGGCCCGTCGACATATCGCCCTGGCTGTTTTGCACGCGCAAGGGCGAAGGATATTTCAACGAAGACAAGGGTACCGCGAGCGGATGGGACTCTATGTGGCAACGATTCATGGAGCGGATCCTGGCCGAGACCAACGTCAAGGAAAGGTTCACCGAGCACGACCTGCGCGCGAAGTGTGCGAGCGATGCCGAGTCGCTGGAACACGCCCGTGCACTGCTCGCACATGCCGATAGCCAGCTCACGCAGCGCGTCTATCGCCGACGTCCAGAGCGTGTGAAACCGGGAAAACTAGCATTTGAATAGCGCAAGCCGAATTGAATAGCGCATTGCCTAAATTATAGGCAGCGAGCGAATGCGGCAAGCGATTGAAAGTAATAAGGAATCTGGCCCGCCCTGAGGGAATCGAACCCCCGACCCACAGCTTAGAAGGCTGTTGCTCTATCCGACTGAGCTAAGGGCGGTGCAAAACGATGAGATCGGAAAACAAAACAGGCCGTCGATGACGGCCTGTTCTGATGAATCTTGCTGGTCGGAGTACAAGGATTCGAACCTTGGACCCCCTGGTCCCAAACCAGGTGCGCTACCGGGCTGCGCTACACTCCGCCGTGGGCAACATTATATGCCAATCATTCGCGAAGCGCCAGCCCTTGTGGGCTCAATTCCAGCGCACCGCTCGCACTATTTATGCCGACAACTTGGCCGCAATACGGCGCGCCAGGCTGTCGGCAAGTTCCGCCTCTTTCGCCTCGACCATCACGCGGATCAATGGCTCGGTGCCCGATGCACGGATCAGCACGCGGCCGTTGTCGCCAAGCTCGCGCTCGACCGCTTCCTTCTCGGCGACCATCGCCGCATCGGCCGTCCAGTCGAAGCCCGGCGCGACTTTCTTGTTGATCAGGGTTTGCGGGAACAACGTCAGTTCATTGCAGCACTCGGCCAGTGACTTGTTGCCACGTACCAGCGCCGACAGCACTTGCAGGGCCGAGACGATGCCGTCGCCGGTGGTGTGCTTGTCCAGTGCCAACAGATGGCCCGAACCTTCTCCGCCGAACAGCCAGCCACGCTCCCTCATGACTTCGAGCACATAGCGGTCGCCCACCTTGGCGCGCGCAAACCCGATGCCCATTTCCTTGAACGCCACTTCAAGCGCCATATTCGTCATCAGGGTGCCCACGGCGCCGGCCACTGGGCCGGTGCTCATGCGGTCGCGCACCATCACGTACAGGAGCTCGTCGCCGTTGTAGACACGGCCGGTCGCGTCGACCATGATCAGACGGTCGGCGTCGCCGTCAAGCGCGATGCCCAGGTCGGCCTTGTTGGCAACGACGGCTTCGGACAGCGCTTGCGGCGCGGTGGCGCCAAAGCCGGCGTTGATGTTAAAGCCGTCCGGCTGGGCGCCAATGGAAATGACTTCGGCGCCCAGTTCATGGAACACGTGCGGGGCGATGTTGTAGGCGGCCCCGTGGGCGCTGTCGACGACGATCTTCAGGCCGCGCAGATCGAGCTCGTTCGGGAACGTGCTCTTGCAGAATTCGATGTAGCGGCCTTGAGCGTCGCGCAGGCGCGATACGCGGCCCAGCTTGTCGGACGACACGCAGCCCATCGGCTGGTCGATTGCATCTTCGATTTCCAGTTCGACCGAGTCCGGCAGCTTGGTACCGTGGCCGGAGAAGAACTTGATGCCGTTGTCTTGGAACGGGTTGTGCGACGCGGAGATCACGACGCCGGCCTGCAGGCGCAGCGCGCGCGTCAGGTAGGCGATGGCCGGGGTTGGCATCGGGCCGGCCAGCATGACGTCGACGCCGGCAGCCGAGAAGCCAGACTCCAGCGCTGCTTCGAGCATGTAGCCCGAGATACGCGTGTCCTTGCCGATCAGGACGACGGGCCGGCCGCTGCTCGATTTTTTGCCCTTTGCCAGCACGGTGCCGGCAGCGTAGCCAAGGCGCATGACGAAATCAGGGGTGATTGGTGCTGCGCCCACGAGGCCGCGAATGCCATCGGTGCCGAAATATTTCCGTGCCATCTAGTTCTCTTTTCTCTTATTGAAACGAATTTT